TAGGGATCCATTATCGAGCCGCAGCCGTGGAAGATGGTTCTGACATGATCTGGTTCTGGATAGGGCATCATAGTGAGTACGACAGGCTCATTGGCCGATACCACTAGGAAGTAGGCACTATGACTTACCAATCACTAGAGAGAGCTCCATTAAGTCTGCCTCTTTGCATGGACATATCGCGCATGATGTCGGTCAGTTCCATACGTTAGGCAATTAAATATCACTCGTTTTGTTACCCCTGATACAAAGAGCGACCACAATCCAACCATCATCATGAGCCTATTCAATGCAATGTTCGGGACTGCCTCACAGGTCGATCCCGAGTCACTAGAAAAAGAATTTACCCCCATTCTGATCGAGGGCGAGCAGATCACCGGAGCATTCAAAATCGTCCGAGATCTATTTGTTTTCACTCAATGCAGATTGATCTTCGCAGACAAGCAAGGACTCACTGGTAAGAAGGTTGAGTATCACTCCATACCTTACAAGGCGATCAGTCAGTTTTCGGTAGAGACAGCCGGCTTCTTCGATGCGGATTCTGAATTGAAGATATACATCTCAGGCAACCACACTCCTATTAAGAAGGAATTTAAGAAGGGAACAGATGTCGTCCAGATTCAAAGAATGCTTGCTTCATATATCCTGACTCAATAAGGCCGAACAGACCGATGGACCAAACTACCATCCCGTCGGGACTTCTGTCACACATCCTACTTGCGCGGTCTGTGCGCCAGAAGCAAGCGGGATAGGTGACTGGGGACGTTAGACCGTCGTTTTGCTGAAGGGGCGACGGTATTTTGAGGAGATAGCTAGGCGCCCAAGCGCAGCTGTAGTGAACTACTGCAAGCGCAGGGCAACGACGCTAGAACTCAAAAGACCTAGCCCCCTCCCTGAACAGGGAGGCAGGAGCAGAAAATGCCCCTGTCTATGTGGTTTTACTCTGTCGGATTGTCCCTTTAGACACCCAATTTTCCGCATTTTCCGCTATGTTCTTTATTAGAATCTGTTATTAAAAGGCAGGAGCAGAACTGTTCCGATCACCCAATGGCCTCTGTTCACTCCCACCCTCTATCCTCCTTCTGGCAGGCGTCCATCTCAATCTGGGATGCAAAGGCTGGCCGGATGAAGCGGACCTTCCGCACGACCAAGGTTCCCGTTACCGAGGATCAGGGCAAGGCTCTTTTGGTCGCGCAGGAGCTGGAGGTGGCGGGGCGTCCTGGTCAGGTGCATGTTCCGAGGGAGGCTTTTCATCGTCAGCTTGCGTCGATCATGCGGCTGGCTGGTGCAGAGGTTCCATTGAAGGCGACCAATTGGAAGGAGTTCTCTTCGACTTGGTTGAAGGAACAGCATATCAGTGCAGGCTCGATGAAGGGGTACAAGCGACAGGTTGCGGAGTTCGGGTCTTGGCTTGGCTCCCGCTCATCAGATGATCTCAGGCGCATCTCCGTCGAGGATATCTCCTCCTATAATTCATTCCTAAAGGGAAAAATGGGAGGGCATTCAGTCGGCCATTATATGGCTCGCCTGCGTACCATCTTTCATCGGGCGCATGCTCTTGGATATATCGATGCTGATCCGGCTTCGCTGGTGAAGATCCGGGTCGAGAAGGCTGGCCGAAGGCGTCCTTTTACCATGGAGGAGGTTCAGCTCCTTCTTGCTCATCTGGAGCATCCGGAGCGCAGGAAGTTCCGTGTTCCTGTTCTCTTTGGGTTGTACTATGGGATGCGGCTTTCAGATGCCATTTCCCGTTCCCACGAGGAAATCCAGAATGGGTGCATCACCTTCAAGGTTCAGAAGACGGGGTCAATCATCTCTCTCCCTCTAGTCGGGGAGTTGGTGTCGCTGTCAGGAAAGGGTCCGATCTCCCCTGGAATTGCAGCTGTGACCATGTCCCGTCGCTTCCGTGGCTTCGTGAAGGATTGCGGTATCCAGGTTGTGCGTCGGGCTGCTTTTGATGGGGGTGAGGAGTTTGGAGATGTCACCTTCCATTCGCTGCGTCATACCTCTGCCACCTGGCTGGCGGAGGCCGGGGTCGACATGAAGGTCCGGCAGCTCATCCTTGGGCATTCAACGGCTGCGATGGCCGTCCATTACACTCACTCGTCTCTGGCATCGATCAAGGCGGCTTTGGAGTCCGTCCACGGATCTCCTAATCCCCCAGCCAGTTCCGCGAAGCATGGATCTGCCGGATGAGGCGGCGTTTGCTCCAGATCCCTCCCCCATCTCTATCTGCTGCTGATCCTGCAGCGGCTTCGGGGCTGGTATTGGCCTCCACGGTCACAAGGGATTGTTTTCCCCACTGGCGGACTAGGCCGACGTGGGCAACGCGTCCCTTGCCGGCAAAGTAAATCCCGAAGGGATCAGCAGGTCGTGGCGTAGTGCCTCCCCTCTCCCTTGACCATGTGGGCCGGGATACCCAGGCGGGGGACCATGCCGAGCGCGGGACGATCCCGCCAAGGCCGGCCTGCAGGTAGCACCAGTAGCAGAAGGACGCGCAGTATGGGTCCCCTTTGCTGTTTCCTGTAGAGGCTAGGATGGCCTCGATGATTGGGCCGTCGTTTTTTCCGGTGGCCTCACGGGTGCCGATGTGCGCGAGAGCGGTAGAGAGAATTCTTTTGCGCGGTTCTTCGCTCTCCGTCGCAGTTCCCTGGCAAGCTCCAAGGTCGGGAAGAAGCGCAACCAGGAGGATGACGGCGAGAAGCGCACGGATCACAGCGGGACGAGTTTCAGCGCTAGCAGAAAAAGGCCCAGCATGAGGGCAAATGTGACCTGCGTGGCGTACCACTTCTCCCTGGGGGAAAGTGCCTCGAACCACTCGGGGAGTCGTCGGTCTGCAGCCTTGTCGATGCTGGAAAAGGCAATCTGCCAGGAGAGCCAGCCGACGAAGACCGCCCAGAAGCTCAGGACCGTGGAAAGGCCCACCCATTGGAGGTATCCGGCATCAAATACGCCTGCAGTGGGGTCATAGGCACGCAGGAGGGTTGGTAGCGCGAGGTAAGCCCCAAGCGCGAGGATTCCGGCAAGAAGGCCCTGCCAAGAGGAGAGCCAGCGGCGAATGGTTCTCAAGAAGGTCATGGGAGGAACGTGGCGATGGATCTCACAAGGAGGCGACCTGCTCCGTACCCTGCTCCGAATCCGACGACGAAGGCCGCACCTTTGAGCCAGAGGCGGTATTGAGATGCGACGGGTATGGCATCAGCGAGTCCCATCAGCCAAATCGCACCCAAGAGCGCGACGAGGTAAGGGATAATGTCCCGCTCCTTGGCGACCTGGTGCAGCTCCTTGCGCTGGTCGGAAATGGTCTGATCACGATCGGCGACGGCTTGGACGAGCTGGCCGACCTCGGCATCCTTGATCTCCAGGGCGCGGGAGGATTCCTCCACCTTGGCGTCTGCGATTGCGATGGCGACCTTTGCCGCTGGAACGTCCCCGGCCTCGAGGCGGTCACGCGCCACCTTGACGGCATCGTGAGCACGCTGCAATGGAACGGAGATGGACGCGAGTGCTGGAGCTGTGACGGTGTGCTGGCGCTGTGACGTCGAGCAGGCCGAGAGCAGCGAGCCAATGCCAATCAGCAGAAGCGTGGAGGAAACTTTATTCACTGCAAATCCTCCGGGTGTTCCTTTTTCCACAGGTGCTGGACTCGGGGTTTCATGTAGTCGCGGTCTTTGGCAAGGCCTACCTGCTCATAATGGTCAGCGACCATAATAACGACGAGGCTAGCTAGTCCAATGAGGACAGGAACTCCCACCCAGCGAATCATTCCCAGGATCGCCTTGAGGACTGTTAGGATTTCGTCGTTTTCTGTGGTCATGGTTAGCTAGTCACTTCAGTGATCCAATCAGGAAGGGCAACCTCAGGAGCAAGGAGGGCTTGCCACTCGTAGTAGAGGATATCTCCCTGTCCGATGTGGTTTTCATCGTAAGAGGCGTAGATAGGAGAAGGGATAAGGGTAACACCCCAAATCTCATCACGGGTACGAGAGTGAGCTGTGTCATCCCAAGATTGCCAAGGGAGGGTGTTGTCTTGAAGGGAAGAGGCTCTAAAGGTTCTCATAGAAATCAAGGGAGACCGAGACCAACACCAAGTGTGTTTTTATACAGCGTGTACAAACTGGAGATCGTTGCTGCGTCAGCTTCAGTAGATTTGATCATGTATGCAAATGCCATAGTTCCACGGAACGTCGTCTCTAATGATGCCGACTTGGCAAGCAGTCCTAAGTTTTCCGATACATTGACTGGGTTATAGGCTCCCAATCCGGTTGCTTCGGCTCCTAATACACCGTTAATGTAAGCCGATTGAGTAGTCTGGCCTACTGATGTATGAATAAAATTGAAGTTTGTTGTCCTTGTAGATACTGCTCCGGGCCCAAAATACACCCACCCTGAGCGAGTACTGTGAAAAAAGAAAGATAGTGTAGAGGCCGTCGCAACGTTTAGGCGCAAGTGTATGTCGTTCGTTCCTGTCGAACCACTGAAGCAAATTGGTCTACCACCCGACACCCCAGCGTTTGTCGATAGGATGCCGCCTCCTGATAAACTAGAAGTAGGAAGTCCAAAATCTGCTGGTGTCGGAAGGGAGATAAAGTCATTGGAAGCAGCCTTGGTTACGCCTCCATCTCCCCAAGTAGGGCCGTTGGTCAGCGTTCCGTTGAAAGTCCCCGCTCCACCAAGACTAAAGGCAGTTGTTCCAGTCCCAGCGTTCTGGCTGCTCCTCAAAGGCCAGCAGACCATGTTGTTCCAGAGGCCAAGGGCTTTGATCCCTTTGACGAAGTCGAGGATCTGCTGGCGAGGATTGACGGTGATGTTTCCAGCGATGCCGAGAGCTGCGTTCGCTCCGGTGGCAACGTAGGAGGTCATAGAGGAACCAAGCTCACATTGAAATCCCCAAAGCTGAACAGTAGTGGCAAGGGAGTTGGTTTCGGCTCTGCCAGCAGTAGCACTGGAAATAATACCAAGTAGCACGGTAACTCCAGTGGTCGCTCCAGTAGCACTAACCGTGAACGATACCCTGTACCACCCGTTTCCTACGCTAGTTATCGTAGCAGTTCCACCGCTTACGGTTCCAAGAACTCCGTTTGCAAGATCGTAGTTTGCAAACCCCCCACTAAAAGCGGTGAATCCTGTGTATATCTGAAAAAAGTTATTCGTCCCCGCTTTTGCGTATATGGAAAACGTATAGGTGCTTCCTGTTACGCAATATGGAGTATTCATTCCAGCTGACTTAACCACACCAGCAGTTCCGTTTGCAGTGAGGACATCGGCAGTTGTGGTTCCGTCTGGAGCAACTGCTGTATTAGCTGCCCACGCAACAGCATTAAGATTAACAGCTGCAAAGGAGTTTAGATGGTCACTAATCGCCTGAAGGTTCTTCGCACTATATTCCGGAACACTCACCGTACCACTAGCAATTCCAGCTCTAGAAAAATAGGACAGAGCGTCTGGATCAATTCCGGTTCCCGCATAAGGGAGGCCTAGTCCTATTCCGCAGGATGGCATAACAGTGGTTCCTTATTCGAGCCAGAGGATCACTCTTCCGCTTGTCAGCGTGATGGCGCTTCCTCGGATCGGGAGATAGAGGCCAGCATTCAGTGTTTGTCCTGCAAGCGTGGCGTTGTCGTTGTTGTAGGCAGTGACCTGGTCGGGGGCGCTGGTGGTAGGAGCGCTGATTGAAGAGATGACCGTATCCGATAGGATTGTCATTCCGTAGAAGTTGGCATTCGTCGCCGTGGTGTTAACCACGACCTTGAATCCCTTAGTTGCGTGTTCTCTGTTTGCGGCCATGGTATTTGTTATTTAGTATTCCTCGATCTGGCAGAGGATATCGATTTGGGTTCCTGCGCTGACGGTCGTTGTGGATCTCACCTTGAGAACTGATCCACTGTTGAGGAGGAGTATCCTTTTCCCGTAGCTATCATTTGCTAGGCCTTGGATAACCGAGAGAATGTCGATATTGCTTGCGCTTCCGTTAGATCCACTTCCGGCTGGGATGCTGACTCCTCCTAGGATGAAGTCGCTGGTGCCATCGTTGACGTAGAAGAGGAGCGTTCGTGCGCTGGTGTCTGTGCTGCACACGGTGACCGCTTTAACGACTGCGTCGTTACCGGCTCCGGTGTAGATGGTCTTCATGTTGGAAGCGTCTGCAGTCGCAATGCTGACGCCTTTCGTGTTGATTTCCTGCGTGAAGTTGAGGGATTCGCTTTTTGGCATGGGATTCGGTTGTTATGTGGTTGATTTATCCTCGGAGCTGATTGAGGACGAGGTTGACCTTGGATTTCCAGACGGGGTTGGTGAGAGTCTGAAGGCCCAGGTATTGGGCTAGGTTGGCGGTTGAGAGGAAGGTTATGTTCCCTTGTGCGTCGGTGGCGAAGATGGCGGAACTCTGCGGGGTAAGAGGGGGTGTTTCTCCATCTGTATCTCTGAACCTTGGCGTCCTTTTTACCCTTCGATCCAGTTGCTGCAGGATCATGGTGATTCGGTCCAGCGCTTGCTCATGGCTAGCTGCTGGGAATTTGTCAGCTGTCGTGTAGCTGGTATTCTGGGTGATGATGACTTCTCTAAGGATCGTAATCTTGAAGTTTGATCCATAGGCGACTGTGGTCTTCAGTGCGCCACCCGAGTAATCCATGGCACCAGTGATGGAATAATCCGCACCGATGGTGAGCTGCCGTTGGGTAGAGTCTGGGGAAGTGAGGAAGACCTGGATGTCAGCGTTGTCGAAAAAGACAAACGGGATCGAGTAAGGCAGCAGCACAGAGCTGTTCCCACTGTAGACGATCCGGTTCACTGCGCTTTGGACGCTCATGGTGTTGTCTTTAGAAGGTCGAGGGTTTCAGTCAACAGGAAAGTTGGAGGCGGCACAATTATTTTTCCTCCTGGGCGGCTTTTTTGGCATTTGATTCAGTGCTCTAGTAACCATCAGCGTTCCTTATCAATGTTTTTCTTTGCTCCGACGATGGGCTTTACAGGGTTGAGGACTGCCGCCGGGACTGCCGTCACGGGGGTTAGGGAAATCGCCCTAGCGATGCGCCCAAGCTCCTTGTAAAAATCCTCCATATCATCGGTCTGAAGGATGTCGGAAGAGTGCTTCGCTGCGGTGATGGCGTTGCTTCCTGCGGTCACAAGCGGGTTAGAGGAATTGGTGTACGCCCTCTGCCCCGTCATGGAGGACAAGGCTACGTCAATAGCAGTCCCAAGCAGGAAGAATCCTTGATAAGGGGCAATGGCAAGTGCCTTGGCATACCCTCTTGCCGTCCAGATTTCATCATCATCGTCATCGGAAAATAGATCCCGATAGACGTTGGAAACCGTCTGCGCCAGAAGCGCCCCCAAGAATACCACTCCGATCCTGCGGAAATGGTCGGCCTTTGATCCCTTGCCGTCCTTGATGCTCTGAACCGCATCAATGAGGATGCCGGTCTTTAGTCGGGCATCGGATGCGAACATATAGAGCAGCTTCATGGTTGCACCGGCATTGTTCTCCACGGGGGACTTGGCGCTGAACATCACGGGTTGCGAGAACCTCCAGATAGCGGCATCCATTGCGTCAAGCGCACGGGCCTCTGCTTCCTTTTCGGATAGGCCGGCCTTTAATGCTTTGGCATGGGCATCAGAGTAGACCATTGCGGACGACAGCGAGGTCAGCGCCCCGTCAGCGTATTGCATGGGCTTGAGTCCTGCCGCCCCCACTCCATACCAGGCAGACAGGAACTTGTTAGGCGTCATGCCGGCCTGCTTGAGCGCGAACCTTGCGGCGGGATTGCTACCCTCAAGGACGCGGTTCTGAACGGTCTCGGAGTGCCATGCGGCAGGCACAGACTCCAGAACCCTCTGCGGGTTGGTGATCGCCCTCATGACGTCCTTCAGCGGCATGGCGTACAGGAAGCGAGTCACCGAATCAAACTGGTTGAAGATGGTCTTGAGGTTGTAGCCCATCGAAGCAACGGCAGTCCCAGAGGTTGCGGCTCCTAGCCACTTCTTCATGTATGCGGCATCGGTGTTGACGCCTCCGCCCTTGGCAATGTTGTCGAGAACCTGACTCATCAACTCGGAAAGCCTCTTCCCGTTCTCCTGCTTCATGGAGAGGCGGACATTCTTGCCGTTCAGCACGACACTCATCTCGCGGTGAAGCTCGGCAAAGGCTACCCATTGAGCCTGCTCTGATGACCTCTGCTGGTAGATTTGGGTGGCGGGGGTAATCTTGAACACCTCGTTGTGCGTAACCCTAGCCTTGGCAAAACTCGGAGTGGTCGTGTTCTGGGTTGGGGAACCATCTGGAGACATCTCTCCGCTTGCCTTGCGTGACTCATAGGAAGTCGGAGCATAGTCGGGATTATCGGGCAGACTCATGCCAAACATCCGAGAATAGACGGGGTTAATCTCCTTGGTGGAGTTGCGGTAGAAATCCTTGAGGTAGTCCCTGAAGGCAGTAGCCACTTTGGAGGAGGCAATCTCTTTAACCATCTGGTCGTAGCTCTCCTGCGTCCACCCGGAGTTCTCCATCTTGACTCGGACATCGGCCTGCTCCCATGCCATCGTGGTAAAGATCATCTCGTCTAGGGTCATCGGGATCGACTCGGTGCGCCCCTCCTCAATGACCCTGTAAATGCTGATGTGCTTCCTGCGCGACTCTATCGGCATGGCGATGAGGGCATCCTCCATCTGCTTGATGTCGGCCTTTGTGTATTCTCCACGGGCCATCTCGCCTCTGACCAACTGCTCGGCCTTATCAATGGGAATGTTGTCTAGCTCGACCTGTCGCCCCTCCAGCTTGGAGACCTTGCCCTCACGCTTCTCGCCTAGTTCGGAGAGGGCATCGGAAGTCTTCATGAATCCCTTGCTGCCGGCACCCTTCTGAATTGCCTGCACAAGATTCTGCCAGTTCTTCAAGGCTGCGGCCTCGGTCTTGCCATTTGCCCTGCGGATGCGGTCTGACCACTCCTCAACGATACCCTGCGCTTCTGGAGGCAGGATGCGGCGTAGGATCTGCTCATAAGAGGCGTGACTCCATACCATCTGACGGGCGAGGTCTTTGGTTTCCTCCCACCATCCGGGGGAGTTCACCTTGTTCAGGCCGGCATCAGTCCAGCCAGGGAGTGCTTCAGAGATTACCCCCTGTTTCTCGCGGATGTCGTCGATCCTAGCCTGCTCTGCGGCCCTTCTCGCGGTCCGTCCACCGGCAATCTCTTTCTTGAGGTAATCAAGTGCGGCCTTGAGTCGTAAGGATGACTGCTCGGCAAGCGCCCCGAAGGTGTTAGTGATGGCCCATGCTTCCACAAGGTCAGCTTCCTTCTTGGGGTCGTCGGCCTTGGCGATCTGCTTTTCAAGGGACTCTAGGCGCTCCACCGCGGCGTCGTTGTCCAGCAAGGATGCCTCGTAAGCTTTGTCTGCGAACTCTTGGACAACTGCCCCAAGGGTGGACTTCTTGACTCCGCTATCGCCCTTCCTCGGCTTGGCATTCTGAAGGGTGGTTTGAATCTTCTCTAGGTACCCATCCTTGAGGAGCTTTTCGAGGGCTTTGTCGGCCATCTCGATCCTCTTGAGCAGGACTTTCGTGCGGCCGGCATCGGTGGATTTTGTCAGGATTTCCCTGTAACCTCCGACCTTGCCTCGGATCTCCATCGGGAGGGCTTTGATGACCGCCTCAAGCTCTCCGATGCTCTGGATCATCTGGGTGTATTTCTCGCCTCCATCGGCCTTCGGGGGCTGGATCTTGGCCTCATTCTCGATGGCCTTGATCTTCTCGTCGTACTTCTGGCGGATTCCCTTCTCGATGATGGCAGCACGGTCTTTTGCTTGGGCGTTGATGCTCCTCTTTTCGGATGGGGTTGCTCCCTCGATCTTGCCCATGAACTTTGCAGCATTGGCGTCCATGGCGTTTCGGATCTCGGCTTCCTCCTCTGCGTGGAGGTCTGCGATTCTGGCGGCTCTGTCGGCTTCTGCTGCTTGCTCCGATTCGCTGGTCTGGTACTCGCGGCCTTCGCGCAGAGCCAGCATGTCGGCGTTGTTCCTGGCCATCACTCGGTCCAGGTTTGCTCTCATGCGCTCGTAGACGGCCAGGCGTGTGTCAGGGCTACGGTTGAGGTGCTTTTCTACCTGGGCGTTGAGTCGGTCTAGCTGCTCCTTTGTCGTGAGGCTATATGCTGTGGACCCTCCGGTTTCAGTCAACGGAGAAGAAGAGGAGTTGCGATCTCCGGCTCCCTGTGGCACATTGCTTAGGGCATCTAGTGCTGTCGGGTAGCCCGAATCCTTGGATTCGAGTCCGGCTTGAAGGCTAGATGCTCCTTTTTTTTCCGTATAGCTGTCGTAGAAAAACTGACCGTTGTTCAGTTCTCTGGCCTTAATGATGAAGGTATGGGGCCGTCCGTCGATCTCTGCGGTCGCCTGGTAAATGTGCCAGGCCTTGACTTCGTCTTTTCCATGGCGGTCTGGTTCGCTTCCCAGGTATTTGGAGTTGGCGATCATTTCCTTGATGCCAGCTAGTCCTATGAGTTCTTCTGGTTGTCTCGTCTTGCTGGTGACTTTCTTTTCGCCTTTGCGATCAAATCCGATCTCGGTCCCTGTCTCATTTTGGGTGACCTTCTGTCCTCGCAGCTTGCTCATGAAATCCCTCGCCTTTTTGCGTAGGGTTTCTATGGCGTGGTCGGTTCCGAATTCGTCCCCTTTGAGTCGCACGGCGTAGGAAATCTCTGGTGCGGCTTGTTCCACTCCCCTCACCATTTCCGTGGTCACTCTGGCCGTGTGGCTGTCGATCATGGCCTCTTCCGGGAGGCCTACGCTCTTGGCTAGGAATGTTTGGAAGTTCGCATCAACTTTTCCGGCATCAATGGCTGCACGGAGCACCTTGGCTTTGGCGAGAACGTGCTGAAAGTAGACGAGCATCTTTTTGAAAAGGCCGCGCATTCCCTGGGGGATGCTCTCGATCTTGCGGATTCGGCCTGCAAGGTAGGCTTCTCCTATCTTGGTGACGGTCTCTCGGATCTGTTGGGCGCTATGCTGTCCCCCCTCTGGGATCTCTGGGAGCCATGGGGTTCCTGTAGCCTTTTCGGTCTGCTTGCACCACTCGAGGAACTGTTCCTGTGAGATCCGGCCTTCATGGAGAGCGGCCATGACCTCTCCGTCTAGGCGTTCATGCACCATCGTGTCTGCTCGGCCATCAAGAACGAGGATGGTGTCGCTGTAGATCTGACGCGATAGGTCCGGGATCGTTTTCCCCTTGATCACCACCTGGTCGAGAGGGGTTCCGGCTGGGATTTCCTCCTGGTGCATGCGCTCTGCAAGCTGTTCGGTGCTCTGTCCAGCAGCTGCTTCATCTGCAGCGGTCACGGTTTTTGTGTCGATGGTGTACGTGCGCTCTCTCCCCTGCTCTTTGTCTACCCCCTTGAAAAACTCCATGAGGCTGTTGAGATGCCCTCTCTGGGCACTTGCTGCATCCTGGGATGCTACCCTGTAGTAATGGACGGCAGCTTCTGGGTCGGTCGTCTGGATCTTTTGGTTTCCCTGTTCGTCCAGAACGGTGAAGACCTTGTTTCCCGTGGCTTGTCCGTTGACCACTTCGTCCTCGACGCGCATCGTCGGAGTGGTCGGATCGGCCTGCATTTTTGCATCACCTTGGATGCGCTCAGTGATCATTTCAGCTCCGCTTTTGATGTCCTCTTGGCTGCGTGAATCCCACCCTTCTTGGATAGCTCGTGTTCTCTCACGTGGGTCTTCGATCTTGGATATGCGATCGGCTTCAGCCTGCGTAAATCCGGCCTCGCGCAGTCCTCTTGCGCTGGCTGTCATTTCGGCTCCCCTCTTGAAATCGGAATGGGTGGCGACGCTTGCACCGATCAACACAAAGGGAAGGACGCTAAAAAGAGCCTCCGGCGTGCTCTGAGCGTAGGCCTGCAGGGATTGCTTGAGGTCAAACTCTGGCATGTCTTCCCCGACCGCTTTGGCGATCCCATCGACCATGATCGGCATGGCGCTTTGAAGCATTACGGCTGCTCCCTGTTCGGCCATCTGGCCTGTCATGTTGATCCCCATGCGGATGATGGGGTTCATCTGCGGGTTCCCGAGGGTCTTTAGGTACCCTCCAAGGACGGGGAGCTTTCCGAGGATCGCTCCGGCTCGAAGGTTCATGAGCAGGGTCTGGGGTGCGGCTGAAAGGGTAGCCATCGTGCTGATGTGCTCGATTGGCACGTTTGGGTAGGCGAGGGCCATTCGATCCACTTCTTGTCCGTAGATTGCGGTTCCCACCAGGGGCAGTCCTATTTCCGGCTGAAGGAGGGAGGTTGCCAGGAGTGGGAGTGATCCAGCGGCTCCGTAGAGCCCCTGTTCCAGGCTGTGCCACATCCACGTGCTGGATGGCTTGATCGGGTCGATTCCCTCGCTGGCGAGGCTGCGAAGCTCTCGAACGGTGACGATATGCTTGATCTTCTCCTGGAGCTGGGCGGTCAGCTCGGCGTTCTTCTCCGGGGTGATCTCCGTGAAGTTCCTAGAGTCGGCTCCGGCAGTAGGGTCATTCCTTACGACATCGGCTCCCGATTTCGGGATGATGACTTCATTGGGTGTTCCGGCGTTAGCTAGGACGGCGGTTCCATCCTTGAGCATGTTGAGCTTTGCTTGGGCTTCACGCTGCTGCACTGCTAGGTCAATTGAACCGACCGATCCTGTGATGCTGCGTCCGATGGATTCTGCAGCCTGTGTCCAGAATCCCTTACTCTGTCCCGTCCTGGTAGCATAGATCTGCGCGACAGTGTAGAGGGCGGCTTTCTGCTCTGGTGGCAAGTCCTGGATGCTGGAGGCGATGGCTTGAATGTCTCCAGGGTTCCCTACGGGAGCGTCGGGGCGTCCAGTTTCGGCAGCGAGGGCGTCAAAGATGGCCTTTGCTTGTGGAGCAATCCCGGCAATCTTATCGGCAGTTGACTCGTAGAGATCCTGGTATTTCTTCTGAACCTCGGCTTCCGGGATACCTTGGATGGCTGGCTGGTTGCTTTCCTTCCAAGCTGCAAACTTGCTGAGGTAGTCAGTCGGGGTTCCTGTTGCGATGTCATGGAAGGCATCGACCACGGCGTCGGAGGCAAGGTTCCCGAAGGCCTCCCGCTGAACCTTCTTTTGCGAGACTTCCTGGGCGATCAGATCGTAAAGCTGGCGGTCATTCTGGACGCTTTTCCCATGGAACTGCTGGGCATACCCAGCCCGGACATCCGGCCAGTTTTGGCCGATTTCTTCCATACTCTTCCCTGTCAGGTGCGACAGGTAGGCCATGTTGACCGCTCCGGCCTTTGTCTCATCTGGGGATGTGCTCTGTAGGAATATCGGGTCATTCTTGATGGCCGCTGCGTGGCCTCCCATCGTGTCAAAGTTGGAGAAGATATCCTCGAACTTCTTGTCTGCTGCAGCTTTCGCTTCAGCGTCCTTGGAGTCTGCCCAGGCGTTGAGCTGTGGACGCATGGCGTCTTGCTCCTCGGGGGTGGCAGTGTCCCATTTGTCGTAAAGGCGGGAAGCTGTGGCGTCGTCGACGGGAGGGTTCGGAAGGAGTGCGCTTCCTTGGAGTGGGTTGATCATGAGTTTTTGGTTAGAATCTGGTATCCGATGACGGCGACCCCGTCTTTTTTGTGGCCTTTGGTGGCAGTCCACATGTCCCAGCGACCACGGAGCGGGGCTTTTCCTTCAGCTTTGCGGCGTGAGTCTTGAGATGTGCTGTCGTTGAATTTGGCGTCGATGTACTCTCCGTCTGCTAGGTAGATGCGGATCGGGTCTCCAGTTTTGGCTCCTTGGCTCTGAAGGTGCTCCTGGACATCTGGGCTGGCTGCGAAGTCTCCGGATTGGAGTTGGTTCTCGTGGTTTCCGATGACTCCATCTTTTGCGATGGTTCCATCTTTGTTTTTCACTTCTGTAGGCCAGTAGTTGGTGATCTTGCTCCCCTTTGGTGCCGGGATGGCTCCGGCAGGAAGTTCCCCAGGGGCTGCTTTAGGTATCGTGATCTTTGATCGGACGTCATTTGGCGTCAGACTAGGGTTCTCCCCCATCCCCTGTTTGAAGTTGTTGAGCCAGTTGCTGAAGAATCCTGGGGCTGCTGGCTGCGTGAGCCCTTTACCGATGACTTTCTTCTGGGCATCCGTGAGCTGGTCGTTGATCCAGGTGTTGATTCCCTGGTTCGTGTTTGGAACTTTCCCTTGTTTGATGGCCTCCAGCAGGGAGTCTTTGAAATCCATCATCTTCCCGTAGGCGTCGGTCTGCTTACCAAGCTCTGCAGGGTTGACCATTCCGGTCGTGGCGTCCTTCTTGACGTTGAACTGGCCGAAGGCTCCGTTTTCGTAGAGGGAGTTGATCCTGCTGAATCCGGCATTCTGGATTTTCTCGTCGATGGTCAGTCCCTTCCCCGAGGCGGAGCGCTGGATCTTCTGATAGAGTTGGCTTTCCATGGATCCCCTCCACTGGGTTCCGACGTTCTGGTTGACGTCGCTTTTGATGGCGAGCCACTTGGTCTGAAAGTCTTGATATCCTGGGTCTTTCGGTCCCTTGGGATCGAGGTTGTCGATATCGTTCTGGATGCGCAGCCATGTGTCAGGAGATGGCCCCATGGTGTTCTTCATCCTGTTCTGGAGTGCTTTTAATGAGACGTCATCGAGCGTCGTTCCAGCGGCTTTCTTCAGCTGCTCGCTGTCAGTGATTTCCCCGGAGTCGATCTGGTTTTCTAGCGTTCTGGTTGCGTCGATCCTCTGGCGGTTCACCTCGGCGCGGGCGGTTTCAGTCAGGCGGGAGAGTTCGATGGGGTTGGCTCCCTTGAAGGTGTCACTTTTGCCTGTTTTGAGGTCTGCTTGGAGGGTCAGAAGGGCTGCTTGCGGGTCTGCGTTGATCGTCTGTTGCCACCCGGTTTTCTTTTGCTCCTCCTGGATCTTTAGAATGTGGGAGTCGGCTTCCTGTTGCGAGAAAAGGTGGCTTTTCACTCCGTTTTGGATCCGCTCAATCGCTCCGTCGTAGCTACCATTGCTGACGTCTCCCTGGGTAGCTGTAAGAACGTTGCTCCGCATATCAGCGATGTTCTGCTTCTGGGCTGCGCTCCTGACCATGATTCCCGTTGTGGCTAGGTATCGCACCATCTCAGGTGATGCTTTGCTTTTGGCAGCTGGTGAAATATTCAGTGCATCGAGGCTTTTCTGAAGTTCTGGGATGCTCTCTTGGTAGATCTTTTCGTACTGATCAGCTGGCGCAGTTGCCATTTTGTTCTTGAGGTCTTCCGTGTGCTTGAGCTTGACCACGTCAACTTGCGCCATGTCGCTTGCTGTCTTGGCTCGGCTCATGGCATCTGCGAACTGGTTCAGCGGTGTTGCCAGTTGGCCTATGCCTGTTCCAATGGCCTGCATTCCCCTGGCTTCTCCACTGAAGGCGTCCAGCGGCATGGATTCCTGTCGGAGCCTGTTCATCCCTTGAATGACTGGTGAGGCATCCAGAAGAGTCGGATCCATCACTCCAGGGTTCCCTGGTAGTCCTGGTGCGTTCGGGATAGATGCGATGTCGATGCGTGCCATAGTTTTTATTCTGTTGCTCTGGAAACCGTGGCGTTCACTGACTTTCCTGGGTACTTGTACGTTGCTAGCGTTCCTCCGATCTGGCTTACTCCGTTGAGAAGGGTTCCGTAGCTTGCGAGTCGTGTTCCCCCTGCGGTGTTGAGGTTGGACATGCGGGTCAGGTTGTTCCTTTGGCTGTCGAGATCTGCTTGGATTCCTGCGAGGTCAAATGTCGCAGCAGAATTGCTTTCCATCATGGACGCCTTGTATCTGGAGTCGGCGGCGCTGGCGTTAGCCTTGTACCGAGTGTCCATGGCTCCAAGGTTGGCCGAGTAGATAGCGTCATTTGCTTGGAGTTCGTAGGTTGTCGCGGTGTCGGAAAGGATAGCTAGTGGGCTTCCCTCGACCTGCACCCCGCTTGCGGCAAATTGTCCCCTCTGAACGGCAAGAAGGCGTTCTTTCTCCATTCTGGTACGCTTGGCCTGTTCGAGCCCTTGGGCTTCTTGGGCGGCGGCATACTGTCTTCCCTGGGCTTCCTGGGCAGCGGCGTAGTTCCGCATCGTTCCAGCATTGGATTCATTCACCTGTCGCTGGTAGTCGGCCATCTTCTGCTGAACCGCTATGTTCTGCTGCTGAACCTCGTAGTTGTATTGAGCCATGCGCTCTTGCTGCGCGGCCTGCTGCTGCTGTCCGTAGTATTGCATACCTGCGGAGGCGGCAGTTGCGGCTAGGGAAACGATGAGGAGTGGTACGGCTGCTTGTGGCATGGCTTTATTCGGTGAGAGTTCCCATTCTGATGAGGTTGGCATCCCCCCCCTTGAATCCCTCGGATCGAAGGAATCGAGCAATGGGAGCGATCGCGTGGGTAAGGATGAAGAAGTACCCCATCTTATTTGCTGACTCCTTAAGGAACCGGACGCCATGTCGGAGTGCTTTGTGGGCCTTTTGAAGACTGAGCCCCGGTGCGGTCACTCCGTGTTCCAGGAATCCCACCCCTGTAGAGTTGTCCATGTAGAGGAACATGGCGGCTTGAGGTGTTGGATCTGCTCCCTCCTTATGTTCTTCGATGATGATCCCGAGCTTCGGGAGGATATTTCTGGGTGCAGGAACTGCTCCATGCTCGTTCCACCACCAGCAGAGCATGGGGTAATCCTCCGGCGTGTAGTCTCTGAGTTGAAGGAATGGGATGGTGCTCATGCTCTAGTCCCCGAAGGTCTCCCATTTCGTGATGATGGCAATCACGGTCATCGGCATGGGGTTAGTCTGCCTGATGTAGATGGAGGTGTTATCGCTGTATCCACTCGCAAGGGTCAGGTGCTTTTCCCCGGTGAATACGGGAGGGCTGTCATCCATCTTGTCGTTGATATCCCTGGCTGGGATCACGTCGTAGTTGACCCCGTCAGTTGAGAAATCGCCCCCAAGGCTTTTGTAGAACCTTACACGGGCGCGGTGAGTCCTCTGTTTTCTTCCCTGGGATGTGCCGTCCTGGAGCTGCGCATCGAACTTCATTGGCTGAAGTATCGAGGTGTAAGGAAGGCCGACGACCACGGTTTTCGCTGGGTAGTTGAGCGTGATGGATCCGGTTGCATCCACCACCTTGCTAGGGTGCTGTGATCCATCGGCCAGGATGCTCACGGTCTTCCCTATGAGGTGTGAAAGGCCCGAGATGGTGGCAGTGGGAAATCCGTTGACGATCTTCTTCCCGCAGTCCACGTAGAACCAGTTGGTCTTGTCTTCTGCATCCAGGTAATTTCGGCAGTTTAAGCTGAAGCTTTCGATGGTTCGCACGGTTGCTCCGTTGATCGTGCGGTTTACGACCGTCCAGACTTCGTCCTCCGTCCCGTTTCCGTAGATGGTAGCGACGCTCTCAAATAATCCATCTGTGGCGTGCCTGTGCCAACCCACGACGGTTTGGTCTCGCTCGTAGGTCATTCCTGTAAGCACTCCATTTCCTGTAATACCCCAGAGAATGGCATCCGGCTGTTGCTGGTAGGCGATCTCTGTCAGCTCTCCCTTTGTGATGTGCTCCGCGAGCATAGTAAGGTCAGCGGCGACCCATCCGTCCTTCTGGAAGCTGTAGACCAGCTCTCTTATCTTTCGTCCGCTGCGCTGCACGAAGAGGAGAACGTCGTTCACCAGGGCGGCTCTCATGTATTTGGAGCCATAGGAGCTTTGTCTCCTTGCGATGACATTGCTGGCGCTGAAGGCTTTCCCTGTGTCGGCGGCTCCTATGGACCATTCATCACCGCTCGTTCCTACAAGCAGCTGCTGCTGGGAGTAGAGCCAGTTGACTCGGTTACCTTCGGAAGCTGAAAGGGTAAACCGCATAGCGTTTGTATCGAGTGATCCCGTTGTGAAGTCCTCGAAGTCATCGATGGAGGAGCACCAGATGGTGTTTGGCTTTGCGCTTGTTCCTGCGTAGCAGATGCGCTGCTGATGCATGGAGACCGCTTTTGGATACCCTCTGAAGTCTGAGAATGCCGCTTCGCTCCAGTAGGTGGTCTTCTGACTAAAGTTGGACCCGAGCGATTTGTTCACAGTGGCTGTTGCGGTCAGTCCATTTGCGTTGACCGTGTTTATTGTGACGGTTCCTCCAACTCGGAAGTCTCGGCTTTCCAAGACGACACGACCATTGGTGTTGGAGACGTAGTTTAGGATCTGAATCTTGAGCCCTACGCGATTGGTTTCCGTTCCTGTGGAGCTGATGTTGCGGTCTGATGTCGACGTCCATTCTCGAATCACCTCCATCGCGGTGATATTCTCCGGGAAGATGGTTGCTGAAGTAGCTCCGCTGTTAGCAACCGTGTAGGTGTAGGTGTTGGGTCCGGTTACCGTGATAGTAGATAGCCATGTGTCGAATGGCACCCCGCTTCCTCCCACGTAGATACTGTCGCCTGTGGAGTACCCATGGGCATTCTGAGTGACGGTTGCAACGGTTCCCGCTCGTGTTGCAGTGGCGATAATGAGCCCCTTGTCCATCGTCGCTTGTGGCGTTCTCAGCAGTCGGATCGTGGCATTCCAGGTTCCAAAGGTAGTGAGGTCCCAGGTGTCGTTGATATCAATGGTTGTCGACATCCAGTTCCCAGTGATCACTTGGCTTGTTCCGCTGCTTCGGCGTGGCCATTGGATTCCCCATTGGCTTCCCACGTGGCCGCTTTTGAATATCGGAGTTGATGCCGTCAGGGTGACGTTCCCTTGTGAAGCGCTGGATGTGATGGTGGTGTCAGTCGTGTTTTCGTCCAGGAGTGGAGGAAAATCCCAGATAACCTTTTCAAACGTCCAGTTATTGTCGGCAATGCGGGATAGTTTATGCGGGGGGTAGTTGGCGTGAGCAATGTAGAGCACGTCGTTGATCTGGCAGAACTGAAGCTCTTTGAGGTCTGCTTCTAGGTATGGCGTGGTTACTTCCAGGATCCCTCCCCCAGCGGCCATGACGGGCGCTCTGTTCGCCCAGAACCTCATGTAGAGGTATCCGATCTCGATTACGAACCTAGTGGTCGTGGAGAAGTTGAAACCAAGAAGGCGGCTTGTTCTGTTGGGGTATTTTGTGGCTCCCAGGTACTCGAGTCCTGGTCGGCGGTTGACACCCCCATATGTCATGATGACGAAGTTCTGAAGGGTCGCGCATCCGCTCTTGTATTTATCCAGGGAAGTCCTGGCATCCAGCATCGGCGAGAGTTCGCCTGCGTTGAAGCTCTGGAGGAGTTCAATCATGGCAAATTATCCGATAGGGCTGATCATGCGGCTTGTTACCAGACCGCTGTGAACCCAGAGGTCTTTCGTCTTTGGGCGTCCCTCCATGGCGTCGATCTTCCTGGCAAGTGGTCCCGTGACCCTTGCGTACTCCTGCAGCGCTCCGTCCCCGAGGGACTGGGAGCCTGTCAGGGGCCTGGCTATCTTGCTTGCGAGCTTGAGAGAAAGAGCTTCGATGAAGATCGTATCGAAGATGGAAACGTCCGTGATCCTGTAGATGTATTTGATTTCCGCTTTGCTCTCGTTGGTGAGCAGCTTGTCTCCTTCAAGCTCGAAAAGGTCGAGCGGTTCCCAGGCATCCCACGAGTTAAGCTGGCAGAGGCGTAAAAAGTCGTTAGGGAGCTGGTATTGCAGATCCCATCCGAATGCCGGCGGGTCCGCTAGGGCGGTGAGGGTTGTCCTGGCTGTTGCAAAGTTCCAGGCGTGAGAGCGTAGAACCTCATCCCTGGTCTGGCTGTAGAAGAGCTTGCAGTATCTGGCGCTCTGGCTGGCGTCGTTTAGGCTCATGATCCGCTCGTCACCGATGCGTCCTAGCGCCAGGTTGCAGATAGAGGTTTCGTCGGCCATGTGGGAATAAAAAATGGAGCCGGTCTTTCCCGGCTGTCACCGTTTTGAAGGGTTCGGTTTCCCTGTGCGGCCTTTAGGACAGGACCGTGTATTCGATGATGAATGCGACGTTCCGGCCTGCGGTGACGCTGCCGCTGCTCAGGGCGAAGTTCGCAGTGAGCATCTGCGTCGCAGCGGTGACCCTGAATGGCTGGCCGGTAAACGTTGCCGGGACCAGGGTCCCGACCGTTGTTGCGGCAGTCACCAGGGAGACGGAGGTGGCGGAGTAGCGGCTGGAGTTGACCGCATCCCCAATACCGGAGATGGCTGTTCCGGTTCCACCCAGGGCTTCGCTGGTGATACGAATTGAGGTCACCACGGCTCCGATGGGGAGCATTGTGATGCGGATCACGTCGTTGTTCACTTCGGCTCCTGTGGTGGTGTAGACAGCCCATGCGGCCCTGATGTTTCCACTTTCCCGTCCGCCGTCGCGGTTGCGGTTGGCGAGGAGACCGGACACTTGGTTAGCGGCCAGGTCTGAGTTGTAAGTAGGCATTTTAGTATCTCCTTATGTTGGTTGTGCTTAGTCCTGTGATGGATTAGGCGGTTTCATCGCAGGAGATCTGCACCACTTTCTTCTCTTCGAGGCGGGTGCCACCGAGGAGACCTTTGGTGCGAATCTGGAGCGAGTGACGCAGATCAGCGCGGATGTCGATCTTCACTTCCTTACCTGCTTCTGCGAGCACGACGCCGGATTTGGCGTAGGCGTAGCAGGTGCGGATGTTGGAAGCGATCGGGAGCAGCTCGCTGCGGATGAACTTGAATCCGAGGAACTGGTCGATCTTGCCGCTGACCAAGGCCTGCACCTCGTTCCAGTCACGCGAGGTGAACTGGGTAGAGCGGAGCAGGTTCTGGAGCTGCTTGGCCGACACCACGATGATGCGCTGGTCGTCATCATCCACCTCGTTCGAGTCGAAGAGGTATTTAGTCTGACGCAGCTTATCGAGCGTGAGTCCGCTGTTAGCCTGGGCTCCGGATTCCACAAAGTTGACAGCGACAAGCTGCGAACTTGGAAGAGATACGGCGGTTGTGCCATCGCCTGTGAACGCCGAGCCTCCGAGGGCGTTGATCAGAATCTGATCGAGCGTCCTGGCGTAGGCAGCAGCGTGGGATTCGACCGTCTGCGAGGTAGGCAGGACGACGTTTCCAAGCAGCACCTCATCGAACTCGTCGAAGATGGCTGTGGAGTCGTATCCTGAGACACGCAGATACCGCTTGGCGGTAGGGATGTCGGTCGGGGTGGTAGCTCCAGAGCGCGTCGTGATGAGGCTCATGGTGCTGGTGTTGAGTTGGTTGTAGACCTTCTCTTTTCCTTCGATGGAGTCGATCCGCACGTATTCGCGCAGGCGGCTCATTTTCTGCTGGACCAGGTGGCTCCAGTTCGCGTCGAACTGGGTCACGAAGTGATCCGGGATATTCGTCATGTTGGACATGGCAGTGGGTTCCTTTTTGTGTGGTTGGGTTTGCTATCCCCTTGCCTTTCCGGTTCTCCGCACATACGGGCCGCTCGGGTAAGGCAACCGCACAAGAGGCCAAGTTTTTGAGGCTCGGTTGTCTGCTGTCCTGGTTGTTGGTGTGCTGTTACACCCGCTGCATGGTTTCAGTCAATAGGAAAAGTGAGAAAGCCCCACCCCGCCATGAACAAACGGGATGAGGCCTCTCGTGTTTTCTCCCCTCCAGGAGAAAGTTTGCGCCTATTTTGAAGATTCGCGGTAGAGGTCGCTGACCATCTTCATGACCTGCTTGTCTCCTGCCCAGTAGCGCTCGTAGTAGGAGTTGCTCTTGTTGTTGACGATATCGTCGGCCTTCATCTTTCCTGGCTGAAGGGATGGCGCAACGTCACCGTTGATGAGCTTGTCGTCGCTGAGTTGGGCTGCAAGGCGCTGGATGATCGTCACAACACCTGGATCGCGAAGCCCTGGGCTTTGTAAGTTCCCCCCGACCGTCTGAATGGCTCGTGTGGCGATGTTGATGTTCTTCTGGAAGTCGGCACCCCAATCCTTCTTTAGGGTTTCCTCTCCCTGCTTCAGCTCGGCTTCCAGGAGGCCCATGGTTTCAGTCAAGCGAAGGGCTTCCTGCTGGACGTTAGCTGCGGCCAGTTCCTTGAGGGCTGCTTCTGGGATGTTGTACTTGTGTGCGATGGCTGCGTAAGGCTTCACAAGCTCCTCGCTCCAGGTCACCCCTTCGGGGAGCTTCTCCGGGGCTATCTTGTATCCTTCTGGAGTCTCAGGGACTCCGATCTTCTTGCGGTAGGCGGCGATCTCCTCTGGCTTGGCGTCGGGATCGGGGATGTAGGTGGCGTTGGCCTTTTTCCCTAGGGTTTGCTCTAGGTGTCGGTAGCTTTTGGCTAGGTCTGGCAAGCTCTGGAACTTGGAAAGGCTGGGCTTGGCGTCCTTCAGATCCTCTGGGATGCGGTCGAGCCATCCTTCGGTGAACTTCCCATCGGCTCCGATCCATGGGGTATCGCCCCCTGCTCCTGGTGCGCCTCCTGCTCCTTGTTCTCCTCCGGTTGCTCCGGTGAGAAGGGTTGATCCATCGGGCTCTCCTGCTCCTCCTCCTGCGCCTGCATCGGCGTTGAGGAAGATCATCGTGTACTTGTGTTTGAATCGGTTCATGTCGTGCTTTGGTTTGGTGTTTTAGTTGTAGATTTCTCCGTCCAGCTCCAGTCGGCGCTCGTGGTAGCGCTGCTTGAATTGGTCGGGGAAATAGTCCCGAAGCCATCGGGCAAAGGCTGGAGTGCGATCTCCGAGGTGGGGATCCTGGGGAGGTTCGCTTGGGATCTCTCTTTTTGGCTTGGAAGTGGTGGCAGGGGCGGGAGTCGAACCCGCAATCTCCAGGTTATGGGCCTGGCGACTTACCGTTTGTCCACCCTGCGTTGATTTTTTACTCTTCATCTTTCTTGACCCTGGCTTTTCTCTTTTTCCCATCTCCTTCGCTGGCGATAGGGAGCGAGAGCGCTTTTTGGATGTGGAGTTTGATGGATCGTTGTCCGTCTCGGATGGCTGCGTGGATGGGGTCATAGGATAGTCCCTGGGTACCTTTATCCAGGGGGAGGAATGCTGGCTGCGACATGCCGAACTTGGCTTCCAGGTCTTCTAGCACCAGCTTGCCTTCTGGCGTGTTGAAGGTCCGGTGATAGGCGTTGATCAGTCGCTGTGCAGCAATCGCCCTGAGATTGAGTTCTGCGTTGTCGTCCGGCTGGATCGGTTCGCTCATACGGTTGGCATTCCTGGGGTTGTCCCGAGCTGTTGAGCGATCATGCTGTCGTTCTTGATGCTCCCTGCTTTTGCGAGGGCTTCAGCGGCCTGTTGAGCTTGTGCGATCTGCTCCTGCTGCTGCATGGCTTGCGCTCTTGCCTCTCGGTTCTGGTTCACCAGGTCCATGTCCCGTATCCACCTGGCAGGCATTCCCTCGTTGCGTGCAAAGTCACGGCTTGCCTGGTCAAAGTCGATATTGTCCAAGACGTCCGGCTGGATCTGTGAAATCGGCAGGAAGGTGGAGAGGAATCGTGTGAAGGAGACGTTTTCCAGCGCTTTGATCGCGAGCGCAATCCGGGAGCTGTAGCTGATCTGGGGCTCTGCTATGCTGATCCCGGCGTGGTCTTGCTGGAGTACCTCCTGGGGCGGCGGCGGGAAGTATCCAGCGGTGATCAGGAGGGTAAAAGTGCGCTTGAGGATCGGTCCGAATAGCTCCGTCGTCATTCGTGCAAAGGTCGGAGAGAACTGAATAAGCTTTTCGGCTGCTCTTTCGGACACCTCCGTCGCCGTCATCTGCTTCTGGATCTGAGCGAACATCTGGAAGAGGTCGACGTGAAAGGCATCCTCGATGCTCTTGCGCTTGGTTTCGCTTCTGGCGACCCCCACGTCATATCGGCCTCCTGTGGCCCATTCCTTGGGGATTGCTGTTGGGTTGGTGGCGTCGTAGTAGGTGGCACCGTTAGCTCTGAAGTCTACCGTCCCCTCCATGGAGTCCGGGATGAGCATGCGAGGGAAGGCCTGCAGCTCGGCTAAGGCATCCATCTGGCGCTCCAAGAAGTTCAGCTGCCGAGCGTCCGGCAGGGCAATCCAGGATGGGGACCAACCGTAGGCGCTGTTTCCCCATTTAAGGTAACGGGTAGCAAAGGTGGGCATGTCGTCGTACCCAGATTCGCGGAGGATGTGCTTGGTTGCTTCCTCGAAGTAGACCGAGGCGATGGGTTTGTTCTTTCCGTCCCGCTTGGTGTGGTCGCAGTCCTGATCGGCGCGAGGGTAGATCGCATGGGTGATCTTGATCTCTGTATCGAGGTTCTTCCCCTTCGCGTCCTTGTATTTGCTTTGAAGCTCCGGCGAGACGTTCTCGATTCCGAATTTGCCCACCACGTTGCGGAGGGTCATCGGCACGCTACGGTAGATCGTATCCACGTAGCCTTCGTCATTTTCCGCGATGCTGTAAGTTCCGCAGGTCAGTGTGGTGAAGTTGAGGGGTGATTTCTTCCCCTCCTCAAGGTGAAGGGCGGCGGTTCCAAATGCTCCACGGTCGAGATACAACTCGTGGATCTCCGTGTAGAAGTTCGACTTGGCTAGCTCCAGGATGGCTACTTCCGTGCATGTCCTGTACCACTGCTCGGCCTTGTCGTTGCCTTTGAGGTGTGCGGGGGCATCGTAGGAGAACCAGCGGCTCTCCATGGGTGTCATCCAGGCTAGCTGTCCGTTGGCTAGGATCTGGTTAGCTCGGATGGCAGTCCCGTCAAAGAGGCGGGTCTGCTTGCTGACGTTGGGGCTTCCCTGCTTTTGGATGATCTCCGCTTTGCGCGGCATCACGTAGTTGGCGATGTCCTGCCAGAGAACGTCCCAGCTAGACCTTGCGGCGGCTAGCCTGGAACTTCTTGCAGAGAGTTCGAGCGCTAGCTCTGTGCGGGTATCTTCCATGAGGCTTAGCCTAGGAGCGTTCTGCTTCCCGTGGCTGAGTTGCCTGGCTGATTGCTTTCTCCGGCGAGTAGCGTCCTGGACATGCCTCTGCGTCGGCTCTGTTGGCGCGCCATGTCAGCTTGTTGCGCGGCTGCGTCGCTTGCGCTCGTGGTGGCCGGAGGGGGAATCGGGTCAGGGGTGGGGATAGGCTGTGGAGCTGGGACAGGAGGGGGTGTCCATGCTGCTGCTGCTTGCTGCTGTGGCGCTGCTTGCTGCCGTTGCTGTGCGTAGTTGTTATTTGTTTTTTTCTTTCCTCCAAAGGAAAACACAGCAAGCGATGGCTTCTCTTCGCTGGTTTCAGTCAAGTGGTGAAAGTCACTGATCCCGGCGTACTCAAGACGAGGCCATGGGCAGAGGAATGGTTCGAGGAGGATTCGTAGGAGGTTGAGAAGAGTCTGCATAATGTTCGGGTGAGCTGATCGGTTCGGTGAAAGCGCAGGCGGTTTTTCCTGGCCCATGCTGTGAGGGGTAATGCATAGGGAGGTTCTGTCAAATGTTTTTTGACTGAAACCATCGTCCCGGCAGCTATCCAGACCATCCAGGCGTCCTGTTCATAGGGCTCGAAGGCCTTCCACGGGTCGGATACGTCCTCATCTGATGCGAGAGAGGAAACTGGTCGCGCCATGAGGAAGCAGTCCGGTGTGCTGAAGACGTAACCTCCGAGCAGATGTGCCTCCAGATCCTCTCGGAAGGTGCGCGGCTGTGGGTAGCGCTGGTAGAGGCTGGCGGCGATTTCTACGGGGGTCATTCGAGTCCTAGGATGGCGTCGATCCTGCTCCGTGGCCTGTCACTCTGGTCATCGGATAGGCCTGTGAGTACCTGGGGGCGTCGTCGTCTCTTGGCCATTCGTGCGACCTGGCTTCCCCCTTCCAGTAGGTTCGCGGCTTCGGCTTCGGCCAGCATGCGGAGAGCATCGCTTGCGTGGCTGCTCCAGTCGTGAACTGGGAGGTCCTGGGCAATCCCTCCGCTCGATTCCCTCTTGGTATGGTAGTTCTCTAGGGCGTTGACCCCTTCCTCACAGGCAGGAAGTCGAAAGGTGAAGCGTGGGAGGAGCTGTCGGAGGCGGTTGATGCCGATCCAGATGTCGATTGTCCTGGGAATGAGGCGGGTGTTCTTGAGTCCGGAGTCTTGCAGCTCCTGGTTGACGCTCCTACCGCTGGTTGGCGTGCTGCCGGCGTCGTGCGGTAGGTAGTGGAAGCCGAGGTTGTATCCCTTGGCTAGGATGTGCGCCACCCTTTCTGTGATGGTCATGTCTAGATCCATGTCGCAGTCGATCACTCGGATCTCGTTTCCGATGAGCTGGACGTACCAGGTGACCGTGTTGGTGGGGCTTCCCAAGTCCCAGAAGGTATGCACGAGGGCTGTTCCGTCGACGGCCATGGGCTGAATGGCTCCCTGGGCGCGGAGCTTCCCGATGGCGTCGGCGTAGATAGCCCCCTCGATGGGTGCGCGGAAGCATTCCTCGATGGTGCTGGGAAACTCCCGAAACATGAAGATTCCAAGCTGCTTCTGTTGGCGGTCGTACCAGATGGCCTGTCCTGGTGTGAGCTGAACGGGTAGATGCGGCTGAAGCTCCCGCAGGTAGCGCAAGTTCTCCGGGCTGATTGTTTTGGGATCTCCTTCGATGCTGTAGGTCGGGTCTGTCCACCAGGGGAAGAAAAGCAGCCTCCAGTCCTTTTCGGTCTTGGCTTCGTCCGGCGTCTCCATGGCCTCCTTGACGAGCTTCCAGAGGTGTCCCCCCTTTCCACCCTTCCAGGTTGTCTCGACGACGATGGTGCCATGCTCGGCGCTGGGGATGGCTCCGGTGAGGATTTCCTCTGACCGGCGCGGGTCGTCGGCTTGGATCACTCCCCACTCGGAGAGGTGCAGGAAGTTGTTGGTTCCACCTCGGGCGCGAAGCCCTGCGAACACCCCGCTGCTCGTGTCGTCAGCGACCGCCATTTCGAGGATGCTGCCGCTGTCTTTGGTGTACTTGATCCTCCCTTTGAAGTCTTCCGGCAGGCCGTCGAGCGCCACCTTGACGATGGTGGAGAGCTTCCGTTCGGCATCGGCGGCGGTCTGGTCAACGATGGAGCACTGCATTCCGCTGTTCCAGGCGGTTTGATCGGCCAGCATGATGTCGATGGCCGTGGACATCCCAAGCCTTCGGGCCTTGAGGATGATGAGCCTCCTCTGTCCCTGGCGCAGGAGGCGGTCGTACACCTCGCTTTGCTCCGGCCTTGGCACGAAGGGAACGACGCGACCGTCCTCTGCTCTCTTGCAGGTGTAGAGGTTGTGCAGTCTCCAGATGGGATCCGCGAGGTCTTCTGGGGTCATTGGGGCTGATTCCTGGTGAGGAGCGTTCCGGCTCGGATCTTCTGCATGAAGGTCGTCAGGGTGTCGCCTGCTTCGTGCTTCACGGTCAGGTCGTTGCTGGTCACCCCTGTGAGCTGGTTGATCTCCTTCTGGACGGCAAGGCAGGCTTTGAAGTCCTGGATGGACAGGTTCTTGGCGTAGAGGTCTTCCAGTCGCATGAGGGCTTTGCTGTGGGCTTCCTTGCGCTCTGGATGAACCATCTCTTTCCAGATCTCCCTGGCTTCCTCGATGTAGCGGTCAGCGGTGTGAGGGTGTACCTTGTACTTTTCCCCACAAAAACCCACGATCTGGTTACGAGAAGCACCTGCAAGGAGTAAATCGGACACCTTTTGAACCCTGGCATCGATCTCGATCTGGGGTGTCCTGTCTCCTCTTGACTGATTCTTCTTGACGGGTTTTTTCATGGGGCTTTTAAACTATTCCCGAGTGGCGTGGGATTTCCTCCATCCATTGCTGGTGAAAGAGGCTGAGTTCTGGATCGTTCTCTACACAGATGTTCTCTGTGTTTGCGCTGCTTCTCATGTTCGCTGAACCGTGGATCACGTAGGTTTCTTCCTGGCATGGCAGGCAGAAGACCTTGCAGTGGACGCGACCGATTCCCCACCTGGTGGTTGGAAGCTTGGCTTGGCAGTAGGGGAAAATCTCCTTGTTGACCTTGGCGAAGTAGTCGCTGACCACGATGTGCAGGGATTGGATGAGGCCTTCCTCGATGAGTTTTGCCAGCTGGTCGGCGTTGGCTTCGCTCATGGAAAGGGTTGCCAGGGAGACGTTGGAGGCTGGGCCTTTGGCGCGGATGATGCGGTCGATCAAGTCTCCCACGACGAAATCCCCACGGATGACGCAATGGAGCGCAGATCCCTTGGCTGGCAGGCGGTCGACGATCTCCTGGGTGTTCTCTGGGCGGATCATGTGGGCTGGCGGCCGCTTGGTCATGACCACCTTTTCAAAGGCACGCTGCTGCTCGTGGAAGGAGTTTTTTTTGATGGCGAAGCCGGAGGGCTTTTCGGGTGGCTCCTCTGACCAGTCCATGCTGGCCAGGGAGTCGACGCTGGTCAGGGCATCCCAATCTGGGGGGTCGGTTATCATGATTGGAATCTTCCAGTTGCGGTTGGCTGGTCCTCTACGCTTTCGAGCTCATCGATCATGGCCAGTGCTGTTTGTTCGCTTAACTCTGACCAGACCATGTATTCCATCCTTCGTGTCGTCTCTTTGAGGCCTATCATTCGCTTCTCATATGTCACCGTTTTGATGGAGATTTCATCGACGCTTGGTGGGTCGAGGGGATCTGAGGGGATCATTGGTATCGGTACTCGGACAGCTCGCAGGCCATGATCTGATCGGATCTGTCCATGGATCGGGCCTCCTATGTAGATGATATCGGCACTCATCTGGATTGCTGTCCCTGGGAGTAGGCCCACTTCATGGCGTCCTCGAAGGATTCGCCTGGGACGTAGTGCCGGAGTCCCTGGGTGTTCCACCACTCCTGGGGGATCATTTTGTTGGCGTCAACAAATTGGTCTGGAAGTGGTCGGCGGGTGCGGAAACGGTAGTTAGGCCACATCTTTGGCATTGTGTTGATGCAGTCGTCGTCGACGGGGAACCAATGGCTTTCGTAGTCCTTGTGCATTTCCTCATCCCCCTCCTCGATGAGTTCCCTTGTTCCTGTGAATTCGCGCCAGCTCATTTGCTTTTCTCCTCGAGTGTTGGCTGGACCTGGGAGGCTTCGCGGTAGCGCTCCAGGATGACGGCTGCGAACTTGGGATCCAGCTCCATGGTCCGGCATCGCCGGCCTGTGTTGTGGCAGGCTAGGAGCGTTGACCCGCTTCCTCCGAAAAGGTCCAGGACGAGATCTCCGGGAGCGCTGCTGTTGGTGACTGCGCGGATGCAGAGTTCGGTCGGTTTGGTGGTTGGGTGCAGGAGCTGGTTGTGAGGCTCCCTGCGGATCTGCCATGCGTCCGAGTGGGTCTTGGTGGCGATGAGTCGGATCTCCTGGCCATCGGCTACCCGGAGGAGGCGCTTGTTCCCCTTGGGCGGCTTTGGCGTGAGGTAGACCGAGTGCGTGCCGTCGCTGATGGCGGCTCCGTCATCGAGCCAGACTTCCAGCTCTCCATTGGCCGGCACCCTGGTGATCCTCCAGGCGGTGGTCTGGTCCCGCTTACCATGCCAGGCCTGCTGATGGCCTCGCTTGGCGGCGTAGAAGCATGGCTCTGTCTGCCAGTGGTAGTCTGCTCGACCGAGCACGAGGCTTTCCTTGATCCAGGTGATGTATTGCTTTTCCTCAAGGCCTGCTGCGTCCATAGCCCACTCGAAGTCTCGGCGGGTGCTCGAGGCGTGCCAGATGTAGAAGGCTGCATTGTCCTTGGCGTGTTCGACCATGAGGGTGATGGCTGGTTTGAGGAGGCCCACGAGGGCGTCCTGGCGTAGCTCATCGTTCTTTAGGCTCCCGGTGGCTTCGGAGGTGTAGCTCACTCCGTAGGGCGGGTCCGTGTGGACGAGGTCGGCTTTCTCTCCGGCCATGAGGCGGTCGACGTCTTTTGGCTTTGTGCTGTCTCCGATGAGGAGGCGATGGGGTCCAAGCAACCAGAGCTGTCCTGGGGCTGTCTTCCATGCTTTCTGGAGTTCGGCTGCTTTGTCGACCCTGGCGGCTGCGTCGGCCTCCTCCGGGGTTGGAGCCAGGAGCTTGTCGATCTCGTCAGCATCAAATCCCGTCAGGCTGGTATCGAATCCTGCTGTGATGAGGTCTGCCAGTTCCTCCGTGAGCAGGGAGTTGTCCCACTCGGCTTCCTCGGCTGTGCGGTTGTCGGCAATGCGGAGGGCGCTCACCTTCTCCGGGGTGAGGCCGGTGGCGACATGGACCGGGATCTCCTTGAGACGCAGTTTCTTCGCGGCCTTGTAGCGGGTGTGGCCGATGATGATGACGTTTTTTTCGTCCACGACGATCGGCTGTCTGAATCCGTACTCCCGTATGGAGTTAGCCACTTTGTCGACCGCCTGGTCGTTCTTGCGGGGGTTCTTCTCGTAGGGCTTGACGTCCTGGAGGGGTAGGTTGGTGATCTTCATTTTTGTGGGAATATTTTATCCAAGAGTTTCCAGATCCATAGTGGGCTTGTGTAGGTCACTGCGATCCAAGCCCAGAAGAGGATATGTCGCGTCGTGTCGTTCATCGGGTTTCAGTCAATAGGTGATTGGTGGATGATTTCAAGCCCTAGCCATTCGGCGATCCCTCGTTCTCCCCTTGCACCCTTGGAGGTTTCCCATCCGTCGAGGAGGTAGATGGCGTCCGATTGGGAGAGCATCCTAGCGTCCCGTAGGAGGAATTCGTTCATCATTGCCCTGGTGACGTTTTCCTGGGGCGTTGTCTCGTCAAATCCGGCATCGTTGTCTGCTCTGGCGGGGTTCAGCGTGACCCATCCCTTGGCTTGGAGTTCCCTTTCGGCGGCGTAGAAAGCCGGGAAATTGAACTTTTCACGGCCTCTCATCGGTCCGGCGATGTAAATGTTGCGTGGTGTGTCGGGTTTCATTTCTGGTTTTTTTTGAGTGTTTCGATCTCGTTGCGGAGGTAGCGGATGCAGTCCACGATTACAACGTGGCTGTGGATGTCAGCGGCCCTTGATGCTTCTTTGGTGAGGTAGTCTAGCTCTTCCTCCAATGGCACTCCCGCTAGGCTCCCTTCGCAGGGGAAAGCGTGGTTGTATTTGCACCGTGAGCAATAGGGTTGTTCTCCTTCCCGCCTCGGCAACGGGCGGCGGGTGCGGACTACGCCATCAATTAAATTCATTTTGTAGCCAAGGGCGGCTTTGCATTGAAACCAATGCGCCCCCCATCGCCACTCATCCCCCTCTTGGATCACCTCGTCAGGGCCAAGCTCTCGCCATTCGGTAGCGGGTTCAGTAGTCAAGGATTCCTTGATAACTGGTTCCTCTGGCGCGGGGGCGAGTCGGGCTTTTAGCTTTGCGAACTCATATTTGTTGGTTTTCCAATGCAACATGAAGCCATCTCTTGGAAGTCCCGCGATCTCGTAATTACCTGCAATCTCAATCGCTCGGTTCAGAAGCTCCCTGAGCATCGCGACCTCTGCGTGCAGTTTTTCGACCTCGGACTCTTTCGCCTGCCTCCAGCCTATTATCGGTCCGGCGATGTAAATGTTGCGTGGTGTGTCGGGGTTCATTTGGTTAGTTGGTTGATGGTTGTTTTAAGGTATTCGGCCTGCGTGTCGGAGGGCCAGTTTTTGAATGGGAAGCTCTCCGGTGTAGGATGGATATCCTTGCTCATTGGGTAGGTTTCGCAGCGCCAACGGAAGGCATCCTTCTCGTCGACCTTTGGGCGCTCCGGAGCTGGAGGTTTGACCTTTTTTCCTGGCGTGAGGCGATCCTTCCAGCGCTGGCCGTTGAGGTAGGCTGCAGGTCGAGGGATGAATTTTCCGGCTTCTGCTTGCCACTCCTGGCTGGTCATGTGCTGCTCCAGGATCTCGATCAGCTCTCCGGTTGGCGGTCGCTGGTGCTTGCTTGCTATCCATTCCCTCTGGGCTTCTAGTTCTCCGATCTTTTTGGGGTAGAGGGCGTACCACTCACTAAACTCATCACTATCCTTTTTGAAATAGTCACCAGCCTCTTGCGCCTCGTGCGTCTGTTCTGATCTGTTCTTATCTGCTCTGCTCTTATCTACTCTACTCTGCAGTGCCAAAACTTCACTTTTGGCAGGCTCTTTGGCGTTGTCACTTTCCTCATCCTGGCGTTGCCACTCTTGCGATTGTGGCATTGCCACATTTTGCGTTTTGGCAGCTTTTGCATGATGCCCTTTGGCGCTGGCTTCCCGCTTCACTTTCAGCAGTTGTTCTGTGTCGGAAGGGTAGAAACTGACCGTCAGGCTGTTCCCTACCCATCGGAAAAGGTCGCAGGTGCGGTTCACTTCGGAGAGCGTAACGGCTGCGAGCTGCTGCCATGTCCGGTCCTTCCATTCCCTGCATCCGACGATTGTTCCGTGATTCTCGTTTTTTGCGCAAAAGACCAGGAGAGCCATCCATGTTGCGCGGTCTGTCGGCTCGGCGAGGATGTATTCCGGCGTGCTGAAGATGTCAGTTTGTAGCTTTATCCAGTTCATATTTGGTTTTTATAACGTTGAGATGGTCACTTCGATGTGGGGCTTCTCATCCCTGGCGGCGTAGTATTTCCCGATCCGTCCGTCCACGATTTGGGAGTCGTCTTTCCAGAATCCCTTGAGGGCGTCCTGGGTTCCCTTGACCAGGTTGTCCCGGTCAGGGCGCTTGTCGCAGGGAATCCGGCCTTGGTGATGGCTCTTGGTGTTGAGTCGCAGGGGCCTTGGAAGGATGAAGATGAAATCCACAATCAGCGCTTCCTCGAGAGGCTCCTGTGGCCTATGAGGCCTGGCGAATGCGGTTATGGTTGCCTGGTATCTCGTAGCCTCGGAGGTCTTGAAAAACTGGACCCTTCCGTTCCTGACCATCATGCGCTTTCCGCTGAATTGGAGGCTCTTTGGCTCGATTGGGATCTTGAAGTGGGCGATGAGGCTCATTGTCCAGGGAAAGTGATCAGTGGGCTGGGAGGCTCGGATGGGTGTTGGGCCACTTCCTCTTTCCAATCAGCCAGCATTTCTGCAGCGATCGGGATGATGTGCTCTGGGGTCTCCATCTCCTCGGCTTCCTCGATGAGGTAGTTCATCCGGTAGAGGCTTCCATCTGGTCGCTTCCTGGAAACCGTGATGAGCGCTGATCTGGTGCTGTTCTTCTTCTGGTTATTCATCGTGGCGCTCCTGTGTAGACCGCTATTGCCCTGGCGTGTGCCGAGGATCGGCGTGCGCTCCTGTATCCTACCTTGCGGATGATCCCTCTCTGAATTGCGGCAAGGAAGCGTGCCCCCATGGCGTTTGGCGTTGGCGGTTCGCCGGCTATCTCCCTGACGTCTTCTGCTGTGAAGGACTGGCCAGTCTTTGCGTAGGTGCTGATTGCAGTGTCCATGGAGGTTTTCCATGCTTCTGGAGTGTGGGAGTCCACCTGGGCGATCCCTTGATCGCGCAGGCGGTTTCCTTCCAGGTCGAGTGTTGCCTGGGTCATCGTTTTAGATGGTATCGGTCTCCTCGGGGCGGGTTTCGCCTTCGGGGATATCCCTGGGCTTTGATCGCTCGACGTAGTCCAGGGCGGCTTTGCGTGCGGCGTTAAGCTGCACCATGCGCTCGTGGTCTCCCTCTTCCGTGTCGGGGTGGAGGTTCTTTGCGAGCTTCTTAAAGGCTTTTTCCACCTTCGCTTCTGTTAACCCTTGGGGTGAATCAAATCCCAGGACCGTCCACCACCCCTTGTACTCGAGTTGTTCCGGCTCTTTGTTGTTGAGGGCATCGGTCTCAAGCGTGGTGTAGCTTGGCTCCTCATTGATCTCCTCGTCTTCCGGTTCTCCCTCGAAGAGGTCCGGTTGGTTCGGGTCTTTGATGAAGATCTGGTCGTCGTACTTGAACTTCTTTGACCCTGTCAGTTTGGCGTCGATGCTGCGTCCGCAGATGGTGACTCCGAAGGAGAAGGTGTTTTTTCCTCCGTCTTCGGCCTCTTGGATCTCTGTCCATCCATCCACTAGGAGGTTGGCGAAGAGTTGGACCGTGCTTTGGATGATCTCCTGGTGGAGGGGTTCGAGGTGTTCGGTGTCGACTACGATTTGTTCGTTCATGTGTTTAGATGGTTGGATGGGTTATGCTTTAATGAGGGTTGGCTTGTTCTGTACTTCCGTGAGGGCGTCTCCGAGGGTGGTTCCGAATGCTTCCTTGCATTCTTTCCCTTTGAGGCCGGTGGCCTCTGCGTAGGCGTCTTCAAGGTCACCGACCTTGACTGTCACGCAGGCGGTGAAGCGTTCGATCGGGATGCAGTTGGCTAGGCGCTGGTAGGCCTCCTGGGCGCTCGCAATTTTGCGGGTGTGGCTCCCTGGTTTCAGCTTCCAGGCTTTGCCATCTCCGGCAGGGATGGATCCCCTCTCCTCGATGCGCTTCTTGGCTTCGGTCTCGCAGGCCGCGATGAACTTTTCGACGGGTGCGCTTTTGGTCAGGATCTCTCCTAGCTGCTCATCGGTCAGTGTCTCTGGCGTCAGCGTCTGGGCCTTGGCGATCAGCTCTCCGTGTTCCTTTCGGACGGCTGGGCAGACCGTCTTTGCTGGGCAGTATTGGCAGGCTTTCTCGCTCGGGTTGTACTCCCCTTCCCCGGCGTATCCGGCGCGGAGGATCTGGTTGATCTCCGTGCGTGCCTGGTCGATCTCCCTGGGGCCATAAAGGACAACCGTGTCGTCCCTTTTGACCCGTTCGATCATGGCCACGTAGACTCTTGCCACATTGGGGTTGTGCGTCTTTGCTAGGACCGCAGCCCCCCGGAGCTGGAGGTTTTGTTCTGTTCCCGTCTGCTCCTTCCACCCTGTCTTGTAGTCCAGGATGATGGCGATGGTGTCGTCGATGTTCTCGTTCTCGTGCTTGGCGATCACGAGACGGTCGAAGAGGCCACTCCATTTGTTCTCCGTGTCCTTGTTCCCCCAGATCCGCAGGTTGTCCCGCAGATCTTCGGCGATGGTCAGTTCGGTGTTTCCGAGGATCTCCGCGATGATGGCGTCTCCCCTGGCTATGAGGGTTTCAGTCAACTCGGCATCTTTCCTCTTTAGCTCTATGTCTTGTCCCGCTGCAGCTGCGTGGATGTCTGTCCCTGCTTTGGTGACCGCTGTCCCTTCCTCCTTGGGGACCAGCTTGGAGAGGTTCCAAGAGGGAGGGCAGAGCTTGATGCGCTCCAATCCGGAGGCGCTGATGTATCCCTGGCGTTCGTCGGTGGTTTCCATGGTTGTGTTACCAGCCGATGAGGTGGATGTCGCGGAGGGCTTCTGTCGCCTGCTCGTCAGTGAGTTCGAGGAGCATCTTGACCTTCACCCCGTACTCTCTCTCGAGGAAGTCCAAGGCCTGCTTCTCCTTGATCTCCCGTTCCGCGAGGGCCGCGAGGAATTTCTTCTGTGGCGAGTCTGCTTTAAAGGCAGGCTCCTCCGTGGTCTCTGTCTGTTCGGGTATCACCTCTGCGGGGATCTCTGTGACCGGCTCCTTTTTCGGCTTCTTTGGCTTTTCGGGTGCGGGGGCCTCTCCCATGGGGAGGTTGTCTTCCGTTCCGTCCGGTAGGGTGAAGATCGGGCGAGCGGGTTGGCTGGCGACTTGCTCCACTCTGCCGGCGATCACCTGGGCTTCCTCCTCGTCGTAGATTCCGCTGAATCCGAAGGCGACCCTGGCTCCCTGGATGATCGCTTTATGGCGCAGCATCCGGTGCTTCATCTTCCAGGGGTCCGTGTTTCGGGAGCACTCCGAGAAGTATTCGGTGACCTTCGTCGGGCGGCTCCGGTCCTTCCGGTAGATGATGGCCGTGCAGGAGATCGGGTTTCCCTGGTCGTCCTCCTTCCATTCAAACTCGATCCCGTCCATTTGCGGGTGCGAGTTCATCAAGTTCATCCAGCCGTCGACCGAGACCACCGGGACAATCCCTCCATTCTTGGCGGGGAAGGCGTAGAGTTCCTTCGTCAGGGGGTTGAGGCCGTATTGATTGGCGACCACCACCAGGGCGAGGAGTTCCTCGTTGGTGGCATTCTTAAACACCGTCGCTTTGAGGGTGTTGAGGAGCTTGTCCTGGTCGGCTCCCAGCCTCATGGCCATGGCGACGAGTGCGGAGGTTTTCTGTTCGGGTTTGACGGCTAGGGCCGTCGATGCTTGGTTGTTCATGTTGTTCGTTTCTCTTTTCGGGGTTGCGTTCACTCTAGGTCGGAGGAGGTTGCTCCCTCTTCCGGCCTTTCTTCTTTGTTGAAGGCACCGACTGAGAGCCTTCCCATCAGGAAGGCGCACAGGCAGGCACCTAAAGCGTAAATCATGGTTTCCATGTGATGCGGTTGTGTTTGGAGAATGGCTGCGCCCCCCTCTTGATCCGGAGGAGTTCCAGAAGTCGAAGAAGGAGGCGCCTGCTCATTCGGTTAGATCTCCGTTGGGCTTGTGGCCTGGTTGATGAGCTTTTCCTTCAGCTCTCGCAGCTCTTTGTCCTTCTCGTTGTAGAGTCGGATGAATGTATCTTTCCCATCTTGGGCTTCCTTTAGTTTCGCGGCTATCACCTCGGCGTCATTCTCTTCGTGGATCCTCTTGGTGAATGGCACCAGGCGGATTTCCACCTCTTCCTGAACCTCGATCATCTTCTCGTGTTTCCCGTATCCCTCTGTCCTTACAAAGGTGGCGCGCTGGATGTTTCTGATGAAGTCGACGGCATCATTTGATTCCACCAGGAGTTTCACTCCGTGGGGTATTTCGATTAGGGCGTTCATGTTTTCTCCTGGAGGTGAGGGTTAGGGGGCGCTGGTGGTTTCGGGAGCTGGTCCTGCTTCCGGGATTGCAGGTTCGGCCTGGGCCTCGGCTACCGGCTCCTGGGTGGTTTCCTCCTGGTTGGCTTCCGGTGCGACAGATGCCGTCTCGGAAGTCTCCGCAGGGATCTCGCCTTCTGGGCCTTCTGTCCCGACCGGGGCGTCGGGTGTGGGAGGAAGGACGGGGTCGTTAGCCTCATCTCCAGTTGTGGGTTCCTCCACCGGAGGCAGGGGATTTTCGTCCTGGGAGAAGAAGGCTTTCACCTCATTCACCAGTTTCCGAAGAAGGGAGTCTCCCTCTCCGATTTCCGTGTAGTAGCCCTGCTCCGCTCGGTGCAGGTAGTTTTCCGCTTTTTGCAGTGTCTCGTTCATTTGTTTTTGGGTTTGGTGTTGGTGACCGTCTTTCCGGCCTGTCAGCTCATTTTTGGGGTCTGGAGCGTTGACCGCTTGAAAGGTTGTCGAGGTGTCTCCTGTAGCGCTTGGATACGGCACTGATGAAGGTTGAGGCGTCCTCGTGGACTGGCTCCCCCTGTTCCTTGAGCCATTCCCAGATCTGGAGGTAGGTCATCCCCTTGGAGCGGAGGATCTCCACCACTGGGAGCCACCTGTCAGTGTTCCGCTTCGCTGGGGGAGCAGGATTGTGCCGCTTGGCGAGAGTGACGAGGTCGTGGGCAGTCATGGGGTTGGGAATTTGGAAACATCTTCAGCGGCCTTATCGGATCCCTCGTGGGAGGCCTTGCCACCTACTTCGGGGTGAAGAAGACGATTGAATCCACCGACAAGTCGTTTCGGGAGCTTTCCCAAGCAGTCCGCGATCTTGTCCAGACGCTCCGTGTAAAGTAGCCAGTAGAGCGTGCAGGAGCCCATCAGGGCACCGAGCACTCCACCGGAGAGGTTGATGAGCATGTCTTGGGCGGTCATGGGGTTAGGCAACTTTCTTCCTATCTTGGGTGTCTAAAACCTCTTGCAACAAAAAACCGACCTGTCGGGAGAGAGGTCGGTTTTGCTCTTTAGCTTGTTTTTTGATCTTTGCGACGAGCTCTCTTGGCAGGCGTGCCGTCAATAGCTCGTTGAGTGGCTTCGGCGATTTCGATGTAGTCCTGCGGCAGCAGGGTGGTGTTTTTTGTCGCATGAGTCAGGTTTTCTTCAATGAATGCTGTAACTGTCAGGCCTCTGTTTTTAGCGGCTCTACGAATCCTCGTGGCAAGCGTCCGTGTTACATAGACGCCGATCACTTCTTTATCTGGTGATCTTTGGTTAGCCATTTGCAGCACTATGCGGCAGGTGTCTAAAACCTGCAACATATTTTTTCAGAATTCTTTCATGGCCTGCGGAGCCTGTTTTTATGGGGGGCTGTTGCTAGGCTATTCCGTGTGAAAAGATGAACTTTAACACCCCGTATCCGAAAAACGCGAGAAGCACCCAGTACAAGAACCGGAACGCCCCAACCATCTTTCCATCTGTCATCCGTTCGCAGAGGATTTGGAATCGAGGCACCAGCATCGCAGCTGAAATAATGGCCTTCCATGTCACGTCGCTATAGTCGTATCCCATGGCTTTGGCGTGTGGAATCGTAGCGACCGCAAGAAAGACCCCGCCCCATCTGGCAACCATCAGCCCCTTCATCAGCCTTTCTCTGGTGATTTGGTCGATCCACTTCCTTCTCAAGAAGGCGCAGGATATGAAAATCAGCACAGCCATACCCATGACTCCATCTGGGTGTCCAATGTCCCTCGATCCGTAGGTTACTGCACAGAAGAAGAAGATCAGTGCGGAAAGCATCATTCCTAGGATTCGTAATCCCTGGATGTTCTCTTTGATTGTTTCAGAGGTCATTTCTTCTTCTTGAGTTCTTCTCTCTGGCTCGGGTCTATCGGTCTACCGCATGTTTTCTTTGATCACCTTCTGCATGGTTGGGATGAATCCTCCCCCGGTCAGGATTAGCACTTCCTCTCCCGTCTTGTTGTCCACTACGGAGATGTTCAAGCGGTAGACGTCAGGCGGTAGGAAGAGCATCGGGAAGAGGATTCCGCAGGAAGCGGCTACCGCGAGCGCCTGCATGTCTTTACCTTCGTAGACCCCATCCACGATTTCCAGCGAGTAGCGAGCGTTCCCGTAGGTGGAGCTTCGTAGATCCACTCTCCCGGCATTGATCCCCGTTGTCCTCACGGCGTCCGTCGAGGTGTAGATATTCCATCCGTTTTCCTTGAGCGCCTGTTTCACTGGGGCCGTAATCGGTCCCCCACCCCTCTGGATGGTGATGGTCTTTTCTCTGGGGTCAAATTCTCTGTTTTTCTCGACTCGGAACGACATGCACCCCGAGAGGGAGGCGGCGAGTAGGGCGATGGCGATGTGTTTTCTCATGGTGCTTTGTTGGAATCGGGAAGGCTTTTTATGCTGAAGGAGGCAGGAGCGGCACTTGCTTTGGAGGCGAGACAACCCCCAGAACAGCGATAATCGAGAGCCTTCTTTCGACCTCGTTTTGCTCGGCATCATAGCCGATCTGTTCCTCAAACTCGCATTCCAGACTGTCGCCCGGCAAGACCTCGTGTTTGCGCTGGTGATAGGCATCGAGCCACGATGAATCCAAGATGGAGACGTGGATTTGCTTCCCGTGTCGTATCACCGTCCACTGAGAGGCCCCCAGCATATCCGGGGACTTCACCTTAAAGAATTCCGTCCCACGATTGACCTTTCTGGTTACGACTTCCGCAGAGGATTCAACAGGCATAGGAGCCTCGTAATCTTCAAGGGGAATGTCTCCAAGCTCCGTCTGAAACAGCACCCTATGACCGTGGAAAAGCGATCGCGCCGCCATGACCCCCTGCAACGCCTCCATCACCTCCTCGACGCGAGGTGCACAGTATCCGACCGTGGATCCGGGAATCTTCGGGAAATCCCTTTCGAGATCCACCAGCACGTTTTGAACCTCTGAGGGAGAGGGATCAAGCTTTCGAAGGAGCTTGTTTTTTCCCTTCACCAAAAGAGCGCCGACGAACTTTTTCCACTCCAGAGAATTGATGGCATCGTCGGGAACTGCTCGGATCGCTCGGGCCAGCAAGAGCTTGAGAGAAGAGTGCTCGACATCATTGAGGATGGAGACTGGCTCGAGCGATGTATCCACCCCCATCAGCAAGGACTTGTCCAGACCATCAATCGCCTCGATGAGTTGCATCGTTCCGTGGAGAACATCCAGCGCATGAGCCTTCCCCTGGTCGTACTCGATAACCAAGGCCACCTCACCCTCCACCAGTTCGGGTTTCAGATTTCTATTCATGGGTACACTCAGGCTCCTTTCCCCTTTTTCTTCAAGTATTTCTCCCTGGCACGCTCCTGCTCCTTCGCTCTGAAGGCCGGATCCGTGGCGTAGCGCTCCCTGTAGCGCTGTTTCATCCTTTCCCTGGCATCTTGTCGCTGGGCGAACCATTCGGCCTTTCTAGCGGCCTCTGCGGCTCTGAATTCCTCGTCTGTCTGGTAGATCGTCCGGTACCGATCAGCGCGGAACTTCTTCTGCTTGATCGGGTCGGCGTATGGCATGGCTATAGTGTCCCATTTGTCCGAATGGGACGCAAGCGGGACAATTCTTTATTAGCTTTCGTTATTAAAATGAAATCTTCTCTGTTAAACAAGAGCAGAAAATATTCCTATCCCCATACACATTATCCACGCGCGAGACGCTCGGCCAAAACTTGTGGTTCCTGAGCCAGGGGGCCGGATAGGCGGCCTGCTGGCGTGAATAGGGTCTGCTCCAGTCGTCGGAGGTGACGGTGACGGCTGTATGGGGAGCACGCTTGAGCGGATTATCGGCCTTATCGAGTTCACCCTTTTCGATGGAGGTGAGTTCGCCGTGGATCACGATCATGGCGTCGCAGAAGCGGTCGAGTTCCTCCTTGGACTCGCTTTCGGTCGGTTCGACCATGAGGGTGCCGGGGACGGGCCAGCTCATGGTCGGGGCATGGAAGCCGAAATCCATGAGGCGCTTGGCGATGTCCTCGACCTCGACTCCGGCGCGGGTCTTCCACTCGCGGAAATCGAGGATGCACTCGTGGGCGACGGTAGCGTTCTCACCCTTGTAGAGGACGGGGAAGAAGGGTTCGAGACGCTTGGCGATGTAGTTGCCATTGAGGATCGCCAGGGCGCTGGCCATGGCGAGACCGTCCGGTCCCATCATCCGCAGATACATCCAGCTGATGACCAGGATGCTGGCGCTCCCCCAGGGGGCGGCGCTCACCTCGGTCACGGCTTGCGATCCGCCGGTCGGGATCACGGAGTG